CTAGCAGAATCAATGGGCTGGTGTGAGATCGGAAGAGGATAGGAGAAAAAGAGATGGAGTGGCAACCGATTGAGACAGCGCCTAAAGATGGGAGGTTGATCTTGCTCGCTGATTATAGCGGCTATGCCGAGCTCGGCGAAGACGGGATTTGGATTGCCTCCGGTCGGTGGCTCCCCGAAGCAGATCCAGAGCGATTCGGCGTTCCTGGCCACTGGACGGATGGCGTCGAATTTCTTTACAGGCCGGAATATTGGATGCCGCTGCCGACGCCGCCGCCGACCCTACAACGCTGTTGAGAGAGAAGATGGGCAGCTATCCGCATATGTGCCGCGATGGCCATCAGGAGATCGGCCACAATGACAGCCGCGATGACGAATTGTGTCCTCTCTGTCGCGAGAGGGCGCGATCGGAGCGATTGCGCCTTGAACTTGAGAAAATCGGATTCATGGATGAGTTCCTCGATGCGGAAGGCGCCAAGGCGATGATGAACATCGCACGCGACGCAATCGAGGAAGATGAGAAGTAGAGCGTAGAAGCCCTCACAATGCTGTTGAACAGTCATGACCTATAAACCAAAAGCCCTCGATCTCTTCTGCGGTGCAGGGGGCGCCAGCATGGGTCTGCATCGCGCCGGCTTCGATGTCACCGGCGTCGATATTAGGCCACAGCCTCGCTATCCGTTTCGCTTCTGGCAGGGCGATGCCACGCTGATCTCGAACAAAACGCTACGATCCTTTGATTTCGTTTGGGCCTCTCCGCCCTGTCAGGCGTTCACGGCCTATAAGCGTCGGCCGAACCACGTTGCGCCTCGCGAGGATCTGATCTCCATCATTCGAGACCGCCTGTGCGATCTGGGCGATTGGGTTATCGAGAACGTGCCTGGAGCTCCGCTTGAGAACCCCATTTCGCTCTGTGGCTCAATGTTCGGCCTGGACGTGCGCAGACATCGCATATTCGAAACAAGCTTCCCAATCCTGCAGCCCGAATGTCAGCACAGCAAGCAAATGCCCCGCTTTAAGCCGGCCACCAACCGCAAAAATCTCCGGAAGACCGTCGAGGTTGGCGTATGGCGCATCCCGCTTGATGTCCAGCAAAAGGCCATGGGCATCGATTGGATGGAGCTGGAAGAACTGAGCCAGGCAATCCCGCCAGCTTACAGCGAATACATCGGGCGAGCAGCCCTCACAATGCGGTAGAGACGAGAGATGACCAATTCCTACCAGATCAACGCAGGGTTCGCAGTGGCGAAGGCGAAAAAGGCGGTTGTGAGCTGGGCCGAGGCGCTCGAGCAGCAGAAGGCGGTGGGCAATCTCGAGGGTATTCGGTTCTGTGAGTCGAGCCTGAAGGCTTGCGAGGCCAACCTCGAGGCGGTGCGCCGGGACGTGCGGGACAACTGGACCGCCTATCTGTGACTGAAGATCAGGGCCGCCTGACCGCGAGGAATCACATGGAAGATATCAAGGAAGGTGACGTGTTCCGAGCTTCGTATCCTTTCATACGCGACGAATATGAAGAAATGGATCAGGACGGTATCCACAAGATCAAGACGTGGATACCTGGAGTGCGCCACGAATGGTGTGGTCCTGAGGATACCGAAGCGGTAGCCGATGCCATGGGCGAGATCGTTCTGACTGTCGTGTCGGTCCACAAACCGGGGCACTATCCGACGCGTGTGTTCTTTACGCGGCGCTGGGCCGATCCGAAGGGACGCGAGTTCGGAAAGACAAAATGTCGTTGCACGACGTTGCAGGCATTCCGGCGCTACGTACGTGGTTACGAACACGAATATCGCATGGCAACTGCGGAAGAACAGGCCGAAGAGACTGTTAAGCAGGGTGGCGCGACGATCCGACTGCGCCATGAGCACAACGGTGTAGCCACCAGTGAGGGATGAAAAATGCCTATGACGTTCGAAGAATTTAGCCAAGCCAATCGTGGCCGATGCGAGAGCCCGCAAGGTTTCAATCATCCGCTGAACGGATGGTCATCCTCCGATTGGATGACGGCCCTAGTTGGCGAGGTTGGGGAAGCCGCCAATATCGTCAAGAAGCTCAACCGATACCGTGATGGAGTTCCCGGCAATAAGCTTACAGCCGATGAATTGCGCGACCAACTCCGCAAAGAGCTTGGCGATGTCTTTGTGTATCTCGATCTGATGGCGCAGTCGCTTGGGTTCTCGATCGCCGACGCCGCCATTGAGGTGTTCAATGCGAAGTCCCGGAATATCGGCTACCCGAAAACGCTGTAGTCTGCACACGCCGCTTGAGGAAACATGGCCAGCAAACGCAGAATCAGGCGGCGATCATGCGGGGGCAAAGTGAGGCATCCAAATGAAGGCCGGGCGTGGAAGGTACTACGGGCAAACAAATTCAAATGGGGCACGATGCATGTCTACCGCTGTAAGTTTTGCAGCGGCTACCACATTGGACACTGACGCACACGTCTCTTGATGCCGATGGAGAACGAAGATGGATGAAACAGTCTCCGTAATCATAGCCTTTGTTGGCGGGATCGCGATTGGCGCTGTGCTGATCTTTCTTCTAATTGCAACCGCGAAGCCGCGTCTTCCATGGTGAGCGCAGTCCCGTCTCTTGAGCGCGAGGAACAAATGAAAACAGTTGACGAAAAGCAGATGGAATTTCTTCGCAAACTCAAGCGATGGGATGGCGCTGCAACGCCGCAAGAACTCGGCCCGCAGATCAGCCAAGATGATAACCGCCACGGGCTGGTCACTTATGACGGCCATTACTGGCGCTTGACGGAGACCGGTCATGCGATTCTCAGGATGCGCGGGATTGGGGTAGTCATCAACGTGCAGAGCGGTCACGCGGATGGAACGCCATGACAGATAGCAGAGATATCATCGAACGCTTGCGCGACCCAGCATATCCAAAAAAGCCGGCTGGGGATTTTGTGCTCCGTCTTTCTGCTGCCGACGAGATCGACCGCCTCCGCGCGGAGAATGAAAAGATAGAGGGCGACGCTGCAAAACTATTCCGCGAGGTGATGGTTGCCTTTCTGACTCGGCAGGCGCACGATGGAACCATCCCATGTGCTCAAATATCAATTCTTGCGGATCAACACACGGCAGCATTTAACCGCATATTGCATGAACGCCGTGATGGGCAATGACGGCGATGGGAAAACTTGAATACAACGGACGGAGTTGGTGGCCGCAAGAGTTCGCGATCTGCATGGCATGGGACGCCTTTCGGATCGCCTTGGGTGGCCCCCCTCGGCATTTCACTCTAAAGGAAGTGATTGCGTGGCTCTCAGCGAGGCACGAAATCACACATAGGTAAGGAACGCGATGAAACAGGCAATCGCGGTTTGGATACTTGCGATTTTCTCGACCGCTTTCGTGTGGAGCATCACAGGCTCTCCGATGCTGCGCAACTATCGGCAATGCGGCACGATCTTTCTATGCAGCGATGATAGGTAAGGAACGCGATGCGTTACATAGACCAGCACACCGGCGCGCGTGGGATGTGGCTTCGCGCAGCAAACACTGGAGGCGGTCGCTATCTGCTGATGCGGCGACCCCCTCGCGGGCCTGACCCCGAGCTTTATCGAGCGGCGCGTTGGTTGGTGGATCAAGGCTATGCGCGATGGCTCGACTGGTCTAGCAACTTTGCTCCCGGCATTGAGCTAACCGGAAAACCATGGCGCACATAGATGAAGAGTGGAGTACCATGAACCACACACTCAGGATCTCAGCAATCATCGCGCTTCTGGGCGCAGCCGTCGCAACCATGTGGTTTGCACCGCAATATGTCGACCAACGACAGGTGGTGGAGTGCACGATCTGGCGATGTCTCTAATGCGCCCCGTAGGCATCGCGCTGTAGCTGATCGATGTGGCGCTTGACTTGATTGAGGTGATCAGTGAGATCATTGATCTGCGCCTGATCTAGCGTTTTTCGCTCGTCTGTCGTCTCGCGACTAAGTTCTAGCGTCCATTGGGCAATATGATTTTCGATCTGGGCCCGTTGTTGCAATGCCTGTTCTAGGGCAATGCCGCTCACGTCATTACGCATTCCCTGTATATTGCTGATAACAGGGGCGAGTTTCTGCTCGACATGCTCCTGCGTGGCGATCATGGGCAGGCCGAGCTCTTGATACAATTTCATGCCGCTGAGCAGTACGCCGATGACGGCGCCGACGCCGCCGACGGTAATCGTCCATTTCTTCACGTCGCCGTGCATCATGGATTGCCCTGCTTGATAAATCCTCGTCCGCGCTTCATGTCATCGATGTCGGTACGTAGGTGTTCTATTTCAGACTTTTGCACAGCTACCGTGGTGAGAACTCCACTGATGGATTTTGCCACATCTTTGAGTTCGCTGATCTCGCTCTGCATGTCCAAAATGCTGCGCGAGAATGATCCGGCCTTGAATGCGAGCGTGATCGAGGTACCAGCAAGTCCCGCCAGCACGGCGATGTCCCCAAGCCTGATCGACCAATCGATCATAGGGAACACCCAATGCATTCGAATTCACGTCCGTTTAACGATGAATGCCGTATGATGGTTGTACCCATTGCCAAGGGGCTCCTCTTGGTAGTGGTAGGGGCGTCCAGTCGTTACCGCGTCTGGGCGTCCCGCCTTACGTCACTGGATCGGTGCACCTGCAGCAAGCGTGGTATTGACCCATGAACGGCAATTCGGAACGCCGCCGGCAAGCGCAAACTCGCGGAATTTCTGGAAGATCAGTAGCGGTCCGGCGGGTGTCACCGTGGACGGCGCGTCAGATGTGGCGCCCGGCGTGGTTGTCCCCTCGGCGGCCTGCAGGAGGGCCACAACTGGCTTGAGGCATGTCTGCGCCACGGTATCGTTGGCCTTGGTGGCGCTGTCGAGCGCGGCTTGCGCGTCGATCGCGCCTTTGAGCGCCAAGCAAGTCTTGATCTGCCCCAGCAAGCTCTTGGCTTGGAACGAACCGATCACGTTGCTGTCGCAGATGCCGCCGCCCTGACCACCGCCACCAAGCTGCGCCTCGTTGCTGCCCTGCTGGCCCTCGATCCGGTCGAGCACCCGGCCCGCCGGTCCGCCAATCTTCGGCGCCTGCGCCATGGCTGGGCTCGCCAGTGCGAGCGCGAGGGATGCGATGAGGATGCGGTTCATTGTGACTTGCCTACCGCCGTCGTCGTGATAGCGCGCAAGCCAGCCACGATCCCGCCAATCGCCACCATGACGACGCCGGACCATGTCTTATTCTGTGGGATGACAGTGGCCCAATCAAACGTCTGCAGCACGCCACCGAGCGCGAGCGCGAGCGCGAATCCTAGAGTCTTCCAGCCTTTCATCATGGTCAAATCTCCATTGTCGGTGTGACACTCTGGTAGAGCGCGAAATGGTGCAACGCAAACGGGTCCAGCATGCTGACCTTCCCGGGCGACGCGGACACATTGGTCAGCGAGACTGAATGGCGATAGCCGAAGGGCAGCGTCGACTGCGTCACAGCATCCACGAACGGGCCGACGCCGTTGCAATAGCTCACGCCTGGGACGTCCTTGATGAACTCGTTGCCCTCGGGGAATAGCGCCGCCGGCTCGCCCCACCTACAGACGAACGTCGGTTGAAATCCGACCGCCAGCATGTGGCCGGCCAAGATGACAGCTCGAGCCGCCCCCAGAGAATGCCCGCAGAACACCACCGGCTCGTCGTCCATGTGCTCGGCGATGATGTCCCAGGCTTCTGGGGTGCCTCCATAGAAGCCGGCGTGGACCTTCTGGAGCTCGGGGCGACCAACAGGCTTGGTCGGCTTGGCGCGCAGGTCGTGCAGCCAGTCCTCAAAGTCGAACGATCCCCTCGTCGCGACGATGAACGCCCCACCCTGCCGGATTATTCCCATGTAAACGTTCGCGTCGAGGTTCGACCGATAGAGCCACGGGACGCTATCCGGGGCGTCGTAGAGCGCGGCCACGAGATCGGCTAGGTCGCGGTGGGTGAGGCTCATGCAAGCATCGACTCGGCGCGAGATTGAACACTGGCGGTGCGATTGAGCCAGCCTTTCAGAAAACGCTGCTGATGTAGGGATCGATAGAAGGCGCGTTTTGCATTAGAAAAATCGACAATCAATTTCTCGGGATCTGCAGCCGCTATGGCCGCTCGTGTCACTGGGCCGATACGCCCGTCGTCGGTCACGCCAAGAGCTCGTTGCAGTGTGATAGTGGCCCGGAACGGACCTCCGTTTACCGCAAGATCGAAATACAGATAATCGACCGACTGCGGCAGCGATGGGCAGATCGGCAGCCAGTATTCGTCATGGTAGATGTCGCGGATCTCGCCATCATCGGCTGTCCATACGTCCCGGTGCGGCTGGCCGCGTTCCGTGCGCCAGGCGTCATATTCCCGTTGCGTAATACCGCGGGATGTCCTGCCGCCGTGATCAGCCGGGTCGTCATCGTTGCCTTCTTCGTCGGCCAGGACGAATTTGAGACATTCAGTAAAATTTTGTTCCATGGATCAAGCCCGGTTATGTGTTTGGTCCCACGGGAGCCATGAAGCAGCGGACCGAGAAGTCCGCCCCGTGGCACAGCCAATACTGGTCGTCGGCTGAGGGGTTGATCTCATTGTCTGGGATAAAATCCGAAACCATCCCCATGTGCGCGTAGTCGTTCCGATTCGGATAGCCGAGATGTTCCACCAGGAAGCCGCCGCCGACCCGGTGTACTACCTGTTTTGGTAGGGGTGTGCAGTCATTTGGGCCGCAGCATGCCGCGCCCGTGCGGGGATTCCTGAGGCCCTGATGGTTGATCCAAGAGCCGGGACCGGTGTCGTGGGCATAGGCCGGCGTGACCAGCGAGCCGAAATGGAAGGCGTCTAGACCGACAAGGGCAAACGCTAGTTTGATGATGATGAGAACGGCTGTACCCAGAAATATCCAGCCGGCAATCTTCCAGATAAGATCATTCATGTCAGCAAAATGCTAAAATTTTGACTTGCGGCAACGCACCCTCGTATATACGATTTGTCTCTATGCGTATTCTCACAGGCTTGATACTTGGATCGACGATCGCCGTGGCCACGATCTGGATGAGCCAGACCGCCGCCACACCTGTTGCCATTCAGCACGAATGCTCGATCTGGCGCTGCTGATTATCTTGTACGCCAACCACGGAGGATGATGACCATGTGGTGGATAAGTCTGGGAGTGATCGCAGCGTTCATCATATTTTATTTTGGTCTGCTTATCCCCGCATGCAGGGATTGGCGCATGCACGACTAGCGTTTTCTTCTGGCCTCAATTCCACCGTTGAAGTTCATCGTGCTCACACTGAAATCGACGAACGCAACTACGAAAACTGTTGTTGTGGTAGCAATGCTTACTCTGCGTATAGGGCAGACAATCACGTTTGTCACATTCAAGCCTGGAACTATTCCCGATGTTCCATATGCTACCCTGGCAAAATTAAAGGTGTTTTGATCAAGAGTTGCGCTTGTCAAGCTAATGCTGCAAAACCCGTCCTGCATATTCGTTGTCGCGTTATTTGGGGCGTAAGCGATCACGCCTGTAACGTCCCAGTCTCCCGCAGTCAGAGAAATGCTGGTACAATTCGTCTGTGTAGCATTGGTGATGGATGCCGTTCCGCATGTTGCAGAAACATATTCTCCGAGCGTTCCAGCTATCGCATTATCGTTCGTCGTGGTTCCGAGCAGAGCACCGCCGTTCATGCCGCGACAGGTGCCCGAATTATCCGTGAAATTGGTAATGACACCGGAGAACTGATTGACACCGATAATGCAGCCTGTCGTGCCGGTACCAATCGTTATGCCATTCGTCGCACCGCTACTTCCAGTAATCGTATTGTTGCCGATCGTAATATTTTTGACCGACGCAGCCGTGGTTATGGCCGTACCGCCAACTGGCTCCAGCGTGTTTCCGCTGATGGTGATCGTTCCTAACCATCCCGACGTGGTATCGTTCATCACGATAGTGTTTGTCGCCGCGATGTCTGGATTTCCGGTGATCGAGATATTGACGAAGGACGGTGTTGTCGTTTTGGTGAACTGGATTCCGTTTCCTACAACTTCGATGCTGTTGCCAGAGATCACTAGATCGGAACATGTCGTGCAAGCATTGGTACCCTGCCAGGAGATGCCGATCGATCCAGTGCTAACCGAATTGATCTTATTATTGACAAAACGTAATCCGGCACCGTTTGCAATGACAACTCCGATGGCGTTCGTGGCCGCTGGCTGGATGACTGAATTAGTGATCGTACTGTCGCCGGTGACAGCAGTCGAGATACAGGTGTTAGTGCAGGTGATCAGTACATTGTCGACCGTATAAATGGCGCTGTTAACAAACGTAATCCCAATGAAATCGATAGCGATCTGGATATCGCGATACACCCACACCAAATTGCTCGATGAGCCCGTGCTGCTGATCGCCGATCCACCGGTCTTGGTCACCGATGGAATGATAGAGAAGGCCTGAAACGACCCAAAATTGCAGGTCGTGTTGATATCTATCGTGTCCTGCGTGGCATTCGACGGCGCAAGGATTGCGAGATTGCGGCCCGCGCCGAGGATGTTGATGCAGTTGTTGACCGTCAGAACCGATGAGGTCTTGTACGTCCCGGGATCGAGATAGCAAATATCAACCGCCTTGCAGGCATTGATCCAATTCTGCAGGCCCGTCGTGTCGTCGGTCGAGCCGTTGCCGGTCGCGAAGGTCTTGGAATGAATCCACAATCCGCTCAGTGCGTTGCAGCCGAAGCCTGTGTTCGTCGTCCACTGCAGCGCACTGGAGGCAGTCGAGCAGCTAGGCACGGCGAGATCCGTTTCTGCCGTCGAGGTCGCCGCACCCTTGACCGTGTTCTGTGTCGCAGTCGCCAGCATTCCATTAGTGATGATATTCGCCGGGATCTGGCCAGAACCAATTGAACCTGCAAGACCAGCAAAATTCGGCTGAGCGCATGCTATGCCATTAGTCGAGAGTGCAATCGTAAATTGATTAGCTGCGCACGTTGATACCGGCAAGATCAGGGACAAGAACTGCGGGAGCGGAATAGCGGAGCCGAAAGCCGTGACAGGTTGTGGATTGCCGAACACCGTATTGGCCGGCAATGGAATTGGAGGAATGCCGCTCTGCTGCGCGAGTGCAGGCATCGAAAGTGAGATAGCGACGAGCAGCGCAAATTTTTTCATCGGATATAGGCCACCGACCAATGGGTATGAGCCTGATTGCCATCCAGGCCGAGATCATTGAGCGAGTCGTCAGATGTGCCGAAGCCGCAGAGTTCATACACGTCGCCCGCAGTGGCCTGATCGATGCCCGAAATCTTGGTGATCGCCGTGGTCGGAAAACCCACGACCGGCGTTCCAACGTTGGCAAATACATCTGCACCGTTGCAGGTACCCGCGCTGTTCTTGATGAACTTGGCCGTGAAATTCGGATTTGCTGTCGATGCCGCATGGGCATTCCAGAATAGCGATCCTTCCATGAAGATCATGCCGGATATCGGCGCGGTCCAAGTATTCGATGACAGTGCCGCGCCGGTGGTGTTGAACTTAGTGGTCGACCACGTGACGCGCGTATAGGCGCCGGTCGACATTCCGGTCTGGTTTGTGCCGTTCTTATGGAAATAGGCCGCGAGATGCACACAATCCTGTGGCGTGGTCGACGAACCGGTGTCGTTGCACTTGACTGTGCCAGCCGGCATCGCGGCCAGTTTGGAATTTGGGATCGCCGCGTTCGTGGTAGGATTGCCGATGACGGTCCATCGGCTCACGCCATCCGTCTCGATCGTAAATCCGCCGAGTGCGGTCTGGATCGCGCCGGAAAGCGTCGCATTCGTACCGTTGATTAGGTCGGCGCCGGTCGGTGCGATCGAGACGGTATTCGAGCCCGAAGCCGAACCGGATCGGTCAAACAGCGTGAGTTGCGTCCCGGCAAGGTAGCTTGACGCAGGCAGCAACGTCAGCGTGCGCGCGGTCGACAGCGCTGTATAGACGAAGACCCGGATCGTGGCGTCGTTCGTGGCTGAGACGGAATAGTTCGTATCGGCAATCGTCCGCTCGCCGGCGAGCAGACGACCTTGGAGGGTTTGTAGCGCAACTGCGGCACCAGGCCCAGAATTTGGCGGCCCTACACGGCCATACACACTGTCGGGCGGCAGAATGATGGTTTGCTGGGCGAATGCCGGCCAAGCGGCCAGCGCGGCGGCGAAGGCGAGCGTGAGCTTTCTCATGCCCGGCAAGCTATGGATGGCCCTGTTTCCGGCAACGCACCCCTACTGCAGCCCCTCCAGGCTGGCCGGCGCTTTCTTCGACCGTGACAGCTGCTCACCGCTGATATGATTGATCCGCTGATCGACCGCGGCCTGGATCAGCGCGGGATACTGCACCTGCATGGTGACCTGCGCTGCCTTGCGGGCGCTGCCGATGGCCTTCTGGAATGCCTCCTGTCGGATCACAGGAGGCAGGCTATTCCAGTTCGGCATTTCCATAAGATGCTCGAGCATGGCCTGTGTGATCGGGCCTGCGGTAGCCTGATAGCGGTCATAGAGTGCCGGCGTCAGCTTGACACCAGCAATACGGTCCTCGGGCGGCGCCGGATGGAGATCAAGCGTCTTCATCTCCAGCGCTAGCGGAGACGGTTCCGCGGCCCGATGTTGGATGATGGCCGATGCTCCGGGCAGGCCCGGGATATCCCCGCCGTAGCCAGCGTTGGCGATCGGCTGGCCGAGCCAGTCGCGTTTCGGATTGAGCCCCTGCCGCTCGGTCGGAATATAGTAGCGCAGGCCGTCGACCACGGATTTTGTCTCGCGCATGTACGGGTCCATGGCGCTGGCAGTCTGCCGCAGCAGCGACGAAAATGGCAGCCAGGAGCCCGCGAAGGACGACACGTAGCGCGCACCCTTGCGGTCCGGTTCGTCAATGGCTCCCATCAGACCGGCGAGTCCCTGCATGCCAACCTCGTCCTCGAGCAGCCGACCGGTGGCATGCACTGTCATGGCGACCGCCTTGGTGGCCTCCTCAGCGTCCGGCTTGATATGCGGCAGCGCCTCGCCGAGGTTCGAATAGAGACCCAACATAGTGCCGATCGAGCCGAACCGGTTGAAGCTGTACCAATAGTCACCGATCCGCACCGAATACGGTTGGTGGCCGGTCGCGAGCCATTGGTCGCGTTCCTTCTGGTCGGTCGGCCCGAAACCGGTCATCCGGTCGTTGAGGATCATGTTCATCGCCCAGGCGCCGACCGCCGAGCCGACCACCAGGCGCGCGACCGCCATGTCTTGTTTCACGGCACCGTTCGCGCCTTTCAGGTCAGCGCGGGTCTCGGCCGGCAAGAAGGCGAGTGGCGAGCCCTCAGTCGCTCGGGTCAGAATGTTGAACGGGATATGCAAGAACGGCATGATGAACCGGCCGCCCGGAACCTTCCGGACTGCATTGCTGACCGCTTTCATGGCTGGGCTGAGCTCGGAGATATAGGTCAGCCGGTAGCCTTCTTCATTGGCCAGCGTCATCATCTCCGGGGTGGGGTTGTTCGACCAGTACTGCTTGCGCTGCCAGAAACTATCGCCCGTCGTTTCTGGCGCGAGAGGCTTTAGTCGCGCTGCACCATCATCAATCGATCCGTTTATCGGGATATTGTTGATTTCATCATAAAGGCCGCGTGCAATGGCCTCATCTTTGGTTAAGTCAGTATAGAGGACGTTGTTTTGGCTGCCGTGATAGTTGCGAGCATAATTCTCATGCGGAGTGACGAAGGTCTTCCCAGTGAATCCAGAGGCGTCTTTATAGCTCGTGCCATGATAAAACCGGATCAAACCATCTGCTACTGGCGGCGGCCCTGATTGCGCTGGATTTAACCCCTCCTTGACGGCCTGCCTGTAGGCCTGCGCTTCGATCGAGGCCCGGTAACCAAGTGAATTGAAGAAACTGTGGATGCCGGATGCACCGCGGCTCGGGATGCCGATGATCTTGCCGAACCAGCCCGGGATCGGCTGGATATTGGAGGCAAAAGCCACATTCTGCTTCGGGATGATGTTCTGAGCCACCTCGCCCGGAAGCGGCGTCTGCAAGCCGGTCTTGACGGCCTTCACGGCGGCCTGCAGCGCGTCAGGGACGCCCGCCACGAGACCCCATAGCCGCGGACCAGCCTCTCCGGTAAACACCCCTTCACGGCCGCCTGTGAGCCCGCGACGCACCGCGCCGACGGCGCCGGCCACCGGCGTCACAAGGCCGCCCTCGTAACCGGCAAACACCGCGTTCGCAACCATGTACTTGGCGTGGGTGACCGGGCCGGAGATAAGGGCGTTCATCCAATACCACCACGCCTTGTCTGCAAACGACGGCTTGTTGGCGTCGCTCAGGAATTTCGGGATCTGGTTCGGATCGAGCCCGTCGAGCGCGTCGGCGATCTTCTTGAGGCCATCCGGAGTGCGACCCTGATCCTTCATAAAGTCGCTGAATGATCGCTCGTCCTTCACACGCTGCAGGAATTCCTGAAAAACGTTGCCGGTGCGGCCCCATTCCGCCCGGTGGCCAACGACCTGCTCGACCCATGTATCGCGCCGCAGCATAGCCTCTTGGAGTTTTTGCAAGTTCTCGGTTGAGCCATCAAGTCGCGCCTCGCGGGCGGCAGCCTTGACGTCCTCGGTGGCCTGCAGCATGGCCTGCATGGCGTTGCGCACCATGTTGTCGTTCTGCAGCAATCGGCCGACGCCGTCCGGATTGACCGTGGTCGGCTCGACGCCCGCCGCATCGGCAAGGCTTTCCACCTGTCGCAACGGGATCTTGCCTTCACGCGCCGCCGGAAAATTATCATTCTCGTCGGCCGCGTTGGTCAGCAGATCCTTGACGTCCTGATCAGTCTTGATCTTGCCGACGAACTGGTCGAACTGTTCGCGCCAAGAGTTTGGCTTGGCTTCCGGCTCTGGACCGCGGATCACTTCATCGCCAATGCGCTCGGCCGCCATGGTGCGCGGGGGCCCACTGGGCCGAGCGATTATTTCTTCTTGATCCGCTGCAAGGCTCGCTTGATCCCCTTCGCGAGTTCCCGGCCCGTAATTTCGCTCTGCTTGGAATAGTTCGGAGAGGGGACCTTCGCCATCGAGGATTTTTCGACCGGCGGTTGTATCGATGTTGAGTGTGTCACGGAAGAGTCCCTCTCCTTTGAGGATATGGTAGGTTTCATTTGTTTTTCCAGAGACCGAAGCTAAATAATCTGGCGGCACAAGGCGTCCGGTGTCAAGAAATCGTTGAATATTGCGTCGAGCGGAAACCTCATGTGGAACAGATACATGTACTAGATCGACAGAATATCCAGCCTCTTTCAGCCCTTGTGAAATTTCGCGAATGCGATTCACCTTCTCTCCGACTTTTGGCAAGACGATGTTTGCACCTTGAGCCACAAGTTCTTCAAGGACATGAGCCGCGAGGACGGAACTTTCTTCATGAACTGCACTGGTACCAAGCCCTCCCTGATATTCAGGGATAATTTTCTTGGCTTCGTCAGCATCCACAAGCGCAGATCTAGTTTGTCGGGCAATAGGTTGTGCAATGGTAGATTTTCCAGATGCAGGAGGGCCGATGATGATTGTTGCGTGACGCAAATTCTCTATTTCACCACCACTAAATGATTTGGCTTGATCGATTAATCTTGGAATTGCGGCATCATAACCTTGGACGCGCTCACCCTCAACATCAAATACGCGCGCTGCACGCCATTCCGGATTCTCAAAATCAGCGAGCGTTCCAGTTTGCAGCCGTATCTGCTGATCAGCTATCGCTTTCTTAACATATGGATGCTGATTGAGATCACTGATCGAGGCGCCAGATTCAAGTTGCTTGCGCAAATTCTCCCGAGATTGGATATCTTTGACCTCTTTTGAGAGTGTTGGCAATCCGCCGAACGATGGCAAACCCTCTTCCTCTTTGTAGCCTCTATCTCTCAAGAAACGCTCAAGGCGTGGATTTTCGATATTCTCCGCCTCAATCTTAGTGTAACCACGCGCTGCCGCTTCTCGTTCCAAATGATCAAGATATGCTGTAAATGCTCCCGTTCCGCGCTGCTCGAATCTGACATTTGCGATTGTTAAAACTTTCTGATCACCATGCTTCATTTGACGGAGATAGATACCAAATCCACTCTCACCTGCCTCAGGTACGGGAACCCAAGTACTTCGCTTTTCCCCTTGATCAAAGACGTTGAGTGCTTGGCTCAACATCTGTTTTCCCTCATCAAATGATGGGGTCATTTGCTCAAGCGAGATGCCCGACCGTGCCGCCTCTACCGCCGTCTCGATCGGCTTGGCCATATCAACCGATGCGCGCTCCGGCCCGATCACGCCGAGGTCGCGGGCGTGGGCAAGAGTCCGCGGCGTTGGCGGCAGCGGATAGTTGCGTGCGGAACGAACGCCGAAAGCGCCTTCCGGTACATATTCACCAGCGATGATGCCAGCGATGTCACGCGGCGCACCAGCCTCGAATGCTGCCGCACCGGCACCACGAAACAGGCCCCTGGTGCCACGGCTCAAATAGTCGAGCACCTGTGCGCCATTGTAGAAGACGCCCTCATTGAAGGCGCGGAAGACGCCGTTGATGCCTTCACCGTATTGAGACTTGCGGAAAAATCCATGATCGCGGAACCACTGAATGTTCTCGTCCGACATGCCGAGCGGCTCGTCGCCAAACGCCTCGCGATAGCCACTGGAGAATGTCCGCCAGATCGAGCCGAGACTGGTGTTTTGCACGACGGCTTGCTGTGCCTTGTCGTGGCTGTCGAACGTAACGGGACGAAAATCGTCAGCCGGAAGCGCGGCCGCGCTCATCGGAGGCGCTGCGCTCACCGGCTGCCAGTCATCGCCGGTCTGCGGCGCAGGCGGTGTGGATATCGAGGAACTAACCGGCTGCCAATCGTCGGCCATGTCAGCGGCTCATCGGAACGACGCGGGGCTTTACCTCTTTGCCGGCGCGATCATAAAACTTGCCGGTCGCCGGATCGCGGAACTGGTCGCGGCTGGCCGAATATTCCCATGTCTGTGGCGGAACGAATGGCGGCTTGTTCTGCACTGACTGCACGGCCGTCGTTCGGTCCGGCCCGGTCAGGTTGAGCGACTGCGGCGTTGCTCCGATCGACTTGAGCGTATGCGCGTACATGCGCTCGGATGCGCTCGGCTCGTAAGCCTTGAGCGACTGCCGGATCAGCGATTTCTCATCCTTGAGGTCGAGCGCATTCGGCGGCAGCGTGCCGGCAGCCTTCTGCCGCATGTATTCGGGCAGGAACGCCTGCATGAAATTGGCGAACCGTTCATGCCCGTCGACCATCAGGGTCTCGCCCACACGCTCCTTTGCAGCATCGATCGCGGTATGAATGATCGGGTCTTTGCTGAGATTCGGCCCCATCTCCTTGACCATGGCGCGCAGGATCGTGCCGTCACGCGGGGAGAGCTTGTTGTCGGCTTCCTGGCGCAGGATATCGAGCTCCGTCGTCGGCTTGCTGGCATCGAACATGCCGTTGAGTAGCGATGCCTTGACCATAGGATCGGTGCGGATCGCCTCGTCCTTGAGGTTCTGCTGATGCTCGCCCCAGTCGATATACGTGCGCGCGATCTGGTTCGCGCTCGGCGCGCCGGGATTGTTGCGCACAATATCGAGCGCGCCTTTGAAGAACTGCGGATTGATGATCGGACGATTGGTCTGCTCGTCAATCGATACATTGTCGGAGAAGTTTTTGTTCGCCGCGGCATGTGCATCCTGATCGGCCATCTGTCGGGCGTGGAGCTGCAATTGCCGTTCGGTCAACAGATCACTCTTGGCCTGCGTCTTTGCGGCCTTCTGGAACATTTGCATTTCCGGGCCGGTGATGTATTTGCCGTACTTCTTCTCGATTTCGGCCAAATCGATGTTCGGATTCTTCTCGATCATGCCGACCACCGCCGACTTGACGATGGCCTCTTGGGTCTTCTGCAGCATCTCCTCTTTCACGCGGGCCGCATCGCTCGCCTTGAGCGTCGGGCTCGAGTCGACGATACCGCCGATCGATGTCTCCGCGGTCTTGAGCGCCATGTCGAGTGACGACGGATCATTGCGTGCCGCACTGGCGAGGCTGTTCGATGCCTGCGTGTAATTCTTCTGCACTGCGATACCGGCGAGCGTCGACATATCCGCCGCAGTCTTCTGGAACATATGCTGACGCAACGAGTCGACATGCGATTCGGCCCACTGTTGGGATTTTTCGGTCGTGAAACCTGCACGGAATTTGTTTAGTTCAGGTTCGAGTACTGTCTCGCGGAATTTCGCTGCGACCGACGGATCATTCGGATCGGCACCCTTCGCGGTATCATTCCATTGCGTTTCGAGATTATTGAATAGCGATGAGAATGCCGCTGCGCCATGGCTGACCTCGCGATGTGTCTCTACCTTGTCATAGAGATCACCCGCCGTCTTTGTGATGCCAGCAATGTCGCGACCGATCGAGACCTGTGATTCTGAAATCTGCGAATAGAACGCTTCTAGCCGCCGGGCGGCCGCGGCCTTGGCCTCGATGCCGACTTCCGTCGGCTGCAGGCCGAGATTTTCCGGCGCGCTGTATGTTGCGATTTGTGCCATAGTGTATCCTCAGAGCGCAGCGACGCTGGCGACCGCCTTTATTGTGCCGCTGATGAAAGAACCTGTCGCAGCCGTCTTCTCCGCGCTCGCCGCCTCGGTTGCGGCCTGCGACATCAGACGGTATGACTCAGCTTGCTCGCGATAGCCGGCCTCGGTAATGAGTCCCTGGCGCTGCAACACTTGGCGCTGCAGCGCGCCCTGGCTTGATGATTCGCGCAGCAGATCGAGCGCCGATCCGCTCTCGGCAAAACCGGCACCGGCCACATCGGCGCGCTGCTGGCCCAGCGTCTTGTTGATGGTGCGCTGGGTTTGCATGTCCTTGATGGCGGTTGATTCTTCAGTGAACTTTTCATTCAGATCAGCGAGTCCCGCTGCCTCGCTATAAGCCTGTGCCTCAAGCAAATCACCCTTCGCCTTGGCCTCGTGACCGAAACCTTCGAAAATGCTGGAGACGCCAAAATCGGAACCGAGGCTAAGGCCACTGCCGCCGAATAATGTGCCAGCCATGGCTCACTCGTCCTGCGTCATCTGGAACGCGGAGAATGCCGCGATCGTCGCCGGGTACGGCCGCGAGATCCGCCAGCATAATTGCGCCTCATCATAGGTATACGGATTGTCGACCGTCGTCTTGTAGACGCCGGAGAACAGCACATTCTCGGCGATGAGCTTCTGGTTTGGAGTTCGAAACAATGCCGGCTTGAGCTGATCGAAGAATGAGCCGAACATCAGTCCCCGCCCGGCATTGCCGCCGGCCGTATCCTGCACCAGAACCGCAATCTTGTGCGCGCGCGAAACCTTGCCGAATGCAGGACCGGTTGCGGCACCCGAATTCTTCTGCGGGCCGCCGCGCAACACCTGGCCATCAGAGTTGTAGGTGAACCCGATCACAGCCGGCAGCGCCGCGAGAAACGGTTGCACAGTCTGCACCGTCAACAGACTGTTAGCCGTACCATCGATCGGCACCGTTACTGAGCCGTTGATTACCGTATAGTCGCCAGCATCTACCCCGGCCATGAACACGGAGATGAACTTGCCATTGAGATGCCACATCCCGTTGAGCGTCACAGTCTTGGCGACGAGATCCCACGTGTATGAACTCGGCCTCACCGCATCGTCGAGATACCAGGACGATGTGACCGGGCTGCCCTCTTCCCACAGGTCGGTCAGCATCTCGACATGGCGCACACTGGTTGCAAAGTCGTTCGTAATCATGGTGATGGTGTCGAGATTGCCGCCGATCGATGGGCCACCGGTGATGCTTTCCACACCACGACCGGAACCGAGCAAATGTCTGTGCCCGCCGATGAAGGATGGGCCTTGCGACGACATCAAGTTGTCGCGCTTGTAGGCCCAGCCCACGAGAACCTGGTCGCCGCGCCGTGCCCAGATGTTCGGCGACAATTCCTGCTGATAGGCGATCTCCCTGATGAATGACTGCGTGAGGTGGCGCGAGTCCCGCGTCAGGTTCGGCGCAGCCATCCGGCCCGAGAACACATCGGGAAAGTATTCCAACAGCGTGCGGGCAAAGCGTTTGACGAAGATGATTGGCCCGCCGGCGCGGCGCGGCTGAACCGCGGCCGAGCCGTAATGCGTGACCGGATGCGCCTGGATATTCGTCGGCGACAGCGCGAGATTCTGCGTCGTCGCCGAGATCAGAAACTCCGCGCTTTGTGTCCCGCAGATGACGCCGCGGTCGTCGCTCTGCATCCACAGGATCGGATTCACGTTGTCGGACAGGAATGTATAACTGATCGCATTGTCAGCGTTCACATTGCCGATGATATCGGTCGGTGCGAATGAATTCGTAAGGTTCGATTGCGACGCATCGACTCGGTTCGGGATGGCGCCGCCGAGCCATAGCCGCCCCTCATGATAGACTCCGATGGTCGGCCATCCGACTTCGTCCGAATAGACACCGAGCCGCCAAGTGTTAATCTGCGTGCCGACTGTGCCATATAACAAACCCACCACGAATGATACCGAGAACCTGTCACCGGGCGGAACGATGCCCGTGATAACGCCCCAGGACCAGACGACATTCTGATCCGCGGGAACTGCCTGCCAATCGGTCAAACTACCACCTGGCTTGGTCGTTGCAGCAGTGGTGAGGCACAGCCAATATGTTGCGGTATCGGTGGTCTGACCGTAAAGCGTGTAAACAGTGCCTTTGACAACCGCCCCCGGGCCGGGCCAGCTCGGCGGCTCGTTGAACAGCCGCACATATCGGCCGACGTCCTTTGCAGTCAGCACCGCACGGCGTGGGTCCGGAATTTTACCGGTCGTAACCAGGAAGCTGCCATCACCCTGGATCGTCAGTGCGGATCGGCGATTGTCGCCCGGCACTGCATCGAGATAAGGACCATCCAGAAAATTTTCGTTCGCCAGGGAGAACGTCGCGAATTGCTGCGGCCCGGTCGGCGGCGTCGCTGTCAATACCTGCGGTTTGGTCATACCTGATCCATCGATCAGATACATCGTCAATTCGGCCTGCACCGGGCGGATGTTCTGCCACGTGCCGTTGTCGTAAGAGATCGGGATATCGAGAATGCGGTTGAGCGTGGTACCGGGAGTGGTGACCCAACCAAGTGTCGAGCCATCAATTGGCAACCCACTGATGCCGTCCGCAATGGAAAAGTGCGTCGTATCGATCTGCGTCAGAATGACGACACGGTTCTGCAGTGTCGGCGCGGTTGTTCCAAGAGCCGTGAAATAGGCCTGATCATTCGTCGACCATGTTACGGATGAATTGAGCTGCACGACAGCCGGATTAGCGGTCGAGATCGAGGCAACCTGCATGCTGTCGTTTGTCGTGACCAACGTCGCGCCACTGCGAAAACGCATGTGCTGATTGGTGAATTCGATCGTGTAGGCGGCTGCCTGCTGGAAATTGAAGCTGATCACACGCCCCGGCGCGCCGATGCGCGTCGGCATGGCGTGCATCGTGCCGGGCCGCCGCGTCCATGCGCCTGATTCGATCGGCAAGGAATTGAGACAGACATTGAGCGCGATTTCGTAGGCCGGATCGTCGATCCGGCCCTGCGCGGTATTCGACCACTCGCCACCGAGAAAACTACTTTGGACCCATGAGGCGCCCGGCATTGTCAGGCCCTACAGGCGATCCAGTCATCGAGCGGCGGCAAGTCCACCCCGATCAGGACTGCATTCGAAATGCGCGCCTCGCCCATGAAACGCTGATAGGCCTGCGCGCAGGCGTTCTCCTTGGCGGTCGACTGTGTCAGCGCCTCGCATACTTCATAGCCGATGCGTGCGCCGAGACCTTCACAAAACATGTCATCCATACGCCCGACATCGACGACATCGGCCACAAAACGCAGGTTGATCGGGTCCGAATTTCTCGTGACGAGGAATTGATCCTGGAACTCCCAGTCGTCGGCCATCCGATTGCCAGGAGCGCCAAGCACCGAGACGATGCCGGCCTTTGGATCTTGCGGCGCCTCGCGCAGGAAATTTGCCGGCAGCCTGTAGACATTCTGCGTCGTCGTCTGCGTCGATGGGCCGGTGCCTGGAGCATAGACCAGGTTCAATGGCCGCAATGTCACACCGGCCGGGAACTCGGCACCGCCGATCTGTCGCCAGTTGAGCGATCCAAGACCGGCCACAAATGTCGTATCCCATGGCGACAGCACGCCTGTATTCGTCCAGTGGATGCCGCCGTCGCTCACCGGATTGTTGCCGATGTTGCCGTTGCCGATCGACTGGTAGATCACGCCGTCCGAGCCGGTCACCTTGTTGGTGATCGCATAGGTCGTGCCGATGGCCCAATCGGCCACGAAGGTCGTCGCCGGGTCCTGGTTGAGATTGAGGTCGATCCGGCTCATATACGGTGTCGCCGATTTGGTCACGACCTGGTTTTTGAAATATGTGACGGCCGAGCTCCATGCGGTCGCGGTCGCCGGATTGTCGCTGTTGCCGTCGAGTAGCGAGAGATAGACCCGGTTCGTGCCGCCGCCCGCGAATGTGTAGACGAGCTCGCCGGCGCGATAGGCCGTAGTTCCAGACGTATCCCATGGCTGTACCGTCAGCGGACCGAAATACTCGTCCCAGGCTATGGTGCTCAGCGGATCATTGCCAAGATTGTCGGCCTGGTTGGAGATCCATATCGTGCCGGTCTGGTCGGCGACGATTGAGCCGACGAAATAGGTCGTGAACATCGACCATAGCGCAGGAGTGAGCAGCATCGAGGTCGGATCGATCGGCCGGATGACGGCTTCCCTGATCGCAAACCGCCAAGTATTGCGCTGGAGCTCGGAGCGGCGCAGTTGATCGTAAACCGATGCGCATTCGGCTGCGGGCTTGCTGTTCTCTGTAAACCCGAGCGCCTGGTCGATCCGGGTCGACCCGACATGTTGCAGGCCCCGGTTCGCGATGTCGACGGGAAAAAGAAAGCGGCCCATGGTGGCACGTTGACGCCGCCGCTCCTATGCAGCAACGCACCCTTACCGCTGATAGCCCCAGGCGCTCACGGTGGCGTTGGTGTTGCCCGCCCCAAGACTTGGCATCGAGACGACGATCGTCGTATTGGCTGCGTTCGCGGGAAGGCACGGATTGAATGGAATGACCAGCGGCGCGGTCGGAATGCCGACGCCGGTATTGGCGCCATAGGTGAAACTCATCGTTCCGGTCACGAGGTTCGTGACAGTGAGCGTGACGACCGCGGCGGCGGTCGCGCCGCCGGCGGTCGCCTGAAAGCCGCAGATATAGGTGATCTTGTTGCCGCCGCCCGCCGCCAGCGTCGCGGTTGCCGTCGCCGCCGCCACGTTGCCGGAAGAGGCCGAAATCTGGATTGCGCCGCCCACGCCGCCGGTGCCGACCGGGGGAACCTGGGCATGCACACCGCCGAGGCCGACGGCAGTGATGAGGCCGACAACTGCAAGGACACGTTTCATTGGCCACCGACCCCCAACGTGCGCAATACTTGCATGAATGGCTCGACGCCGCAGTTGTTCGCCAGCCCCGACTTCACACAGGCGCGATAGAAGGCAATTTCGGCCGTAATGATGGCAGATTGCGTCGCGCCGGCTGCCGCCGCCTGGCGGATGCCCTCGTTCTTGTTGACCGTGTCGTCATGCGTCTTGACGCCGCTGTTGCCTGCACTCATCCGATCGATCCGAACGTCGCCGTGTTGCCGCGTATCGGTCCGTCGCCCGCAAAGGCCCCGCCGAGCGTCACGCTGGGAATGAATGCCTGCCCGGCCGCCCCTGTCTGTCCGCCGACCACAGTGCCCACGGCGCCCGCGGTGCTCGCCGCCGCATTGAGCGAAGTCACGAAGGCATTGTCCGCCGCCTCGATCGCCGTGACGTAGGCGGCGAGGTTGGCCGGCGGGATGATGCCGTTCACCTGGTTCGTCGTGAATGCCGCGGCCTTTGCGGTCTGCCGCACGCCTTCCGCTTTGGCCACGGAAGAGACATAGGTATATTCGGCCGAGGTTGCCATGGGTTACCTCATTTCAGGCCGGTGCCGGCAGCCCTGATGCGCGCGGAAGCCAGCAGCGAGTCAAGGATCGAGAGGCCAGTCACCTTCGTGCTGTCGAACGAGACTGTGAGATCACCCGTCGCCGACGTTCCGGTGACGACCGTGTGGACATGATCGGTGCGATCAGGCTTCTTGGAAGCCGCCGGATCAACTGTGACATTAATGAACGTGTTCTGCGCCATCGGCTAGACCGCGTAATCCACCTCGATCGCAATATCACCGCCATTCGCCAGCGTCGCCGTGGACTTCAGCACGATGTCGAAGAAGCCGCCCGGATCGGTGGTGAATTGCGTCGCGCCGAGGTTCACGAGCACCTGCCACAGCGGAAGGTTCTGATGATCGGTCGTGAACGTGTTGCCGAAGGTCACATCGGTATTCTTGCCGGCAGCCGTAATCGCGGTCGCGGCGCCGAACAGCTTGTTGTCGACCGGGCCGGTGATCTGCACGATGCCACCTGCAAATCCTTGGTAGGCCGCGCTTTCGATTGGTGCATCCGAGAATGCCACGTCGATATCGACCGCGCCGGTCGCGCCCTGCGCCGCATTGGTGAGCAGAACACGCTTGACCTTGGCGATCGTCGGAATGCGAACCAGGCGATAGGTCGAACCGGTGGTGACACCCGCGGTGCTCGCGACGTGACCATTTGCGGTCCGCATCATCGCATCCTGGCCCTCGCCCGTGGTGTTCTGCACCATCGGCGACGCGTCGAGGTTGACGATCGGATTCGACTTGAGTGCTTCCGTAGCCATGTGGCTCTCCTACCTCAACCGACGACGAAGCCGGCGGGATTGAATTGCTGCCGGTTCTCGAAAAATCGCTGGAATGCCTCGATCGCCTTGACGACCTCGAGCTGCGTGAAGTTCGAAGCATCATCAAGCCGGAGCTCGATCACGGCGCCACTCGTGGCGGCACCAGTGGTGAAGTCGGAGAACTGGAAGCCCTCCTGACCACGATTGAGGCTGACGAAATGGCTCGCCATCCCGGCCCCCTTACGGCGTCACATCGGCGGCGGCCGAGGTATCGGCGCAGAGCACCTGCAGCAGCCGGCCCGGCTCGAGCCGCGTCGCGCCCGACGACATGCCAGTCCAGAGCTGATAGGGGATGCTCGACAGGTCCTCGCGCTGCGCTACCCGGTTCTCGACATCCTTCCAGACACCGAGATAGATGCCGGATTTCACGAACATGATGTTCTGCCGGATATTCGACGATGAGGTCAGGCGCTCCGAATAGCAGATGTCCATGCCCATGAAGCGGGTGACCTTGCCATCGGTGAGGATCGGCCGATCGTTGAAGTCGGACGAGACCACCGTCACTTGGTTGAGCAGATCGCTCTCGCCCTGGCTGTTGGTGACCCAGGTCATCTGTTCCGTGTCGACCGGAACCTGTGCCTTGCGCATGATGCGCTTGGCTTCGATCATCTTCGCGACCGTCAGGCCGACGTTCGCCGAGGCGTTGAAGTTCGCCGCGATCGAGAACAGCGACGTGTTGAATGTCTCGGACGAGAGGCCACCTGCGTCGGCGCCGATCTGCGCGGTCGCGAAGGCGGCGCCGATCAGCCGGTCGTCCCATTCGCGGGCGACGGCAGCGGCGGCGACATTCGAATACTGCGAGGTCGGGTCCTGCAGGCCGGCGATCAACTTCTCCTCGTCGAACCGGTCGATGAGCTGGACTGCCTCCTTGTCGACCGGAAACACCCAGCGCCGGGTGAAATCGACGTCCTGGCGTTGCAGCGGCGCAAATCGGCCTGCCGGAGCCTTCATCTGGATTGCGCCGATGTACTGGATCGGCGAGGCCTGTTTGCCGAAGTGTGCGCCTTCCGTCACCCGGCCGCGCAGCATGGATTGCTCCTGCTGCAGCTTCAGCTTGAGGATGCTGGAAAACTGCGTGACGAATAGCTTGAACAGGTTCTCGGACATGGCCTTCCCGCCGTGTGGAGTTGATCCGAACGTGCTGAAGCCGTGTCCACGCATGCGCGCGGGGGCCGTCACCTTCGGCCGTCTCCTTTGGCAAGGGGGCCGCATTTCCTCGGATACCTTCGCGAAGTGTCCTTGCGGGTTCGCGATGGCGTCCGGTCGTCTGATGCGCGCGAGAATGGGCTGTGCGCTTACTTGCGGCAACGCACCCGGATCATTTCTTGCGCAGCCGCCCGAGCAGCAGGCCGAACCGCGCGCGCCGGCCGGCGCGGCCCGGACTATCCTTGTGCGCCTCCTCATAGGCATGGGTCGACATGCCGACCCGCTTGGCTGCCGTCCGTTCGGCGCCGGGATGCTTTATCGCCTTGGCAATGAAGTGTTTTTTGGCCATGGTATCACCGCACGATGATCTTCATCTCGTCGTTGTCGTAGAGATTGCAGCACCATTCGGGCTGCACGTGACGGCCGTTCAATCGAGGGTTCTTGTTCTGGCAGCGGCTCGCGCCCGTGTTAAACCACTCGCAGTCGCCGCAGCGGAATGGCTTGCCAGGCGGGTTCTGGGCCAGGCCGATCGGCCTGGCCTTGGTATCGCCGCTCTCGTCGTCGATCTTGCGAACGTGTTTGCTGCTCAGTCGCATTCACGCCCTCTTGCGGATATGTCTTGCACTCATGCGACCCTCTCTGTAATGGCCGCCATGCGCTTGCTCGTTGCGTTTCTCGCTCAGCATGATCGCGATGGCCTGCCTCTCACTCGTGACCTTCTTGCCGCTCGACGAGCGCAGGCGACCGGCCTTAAACTTGTGCAGCACCTCGCTTGATGGCATGGGATCAGGCCTCTGCGTCGAGTTCCTGGCGCTTGAGGTATCGTTTGGCCGCATTGAACCGATCGACAACCTTCCGATTCATCATGTGGCTCGCCTGCAGGCCGCCCTTGCGCGGGTGTCCGCAGACGTTCTGCCCGGTGATGACGCAACGGTCCTGATCGCACAGCGTTGCGCATTCCCTCAGCGTCAGGCCCTCGAAATCCTCGTCTTCTTTCTTCAATGCGAGTTTCGTCATGCGGCCTCCCCGAATGCTTGCTTGTGCAGATTGCGATATTCGGCGGTCTCGGCCACCCCGTTCGAGAGAAACCGCTTGACCCATCCCTTGTCGGCTTCGAGTTCCTTGATGCGGGCGATGGCGCCTTCGCGCGTTGCCGGGCTGCCACTGCCGCCGGTGCGGCCCTCGACGAACGTATCCTCGGTGGTCCCGGCACCGATCCTGCGCATCAGTTCGGCGACCCGGTCGGCGCCGATGGCATCGCCAATCGCCTTCACGTCATCGGAGGAGAGTCCCAGCCGGCGGGCGCCGTTGTCGGCCTGCAGGAGATTGGCCGCCTTGTTTACACCCCAGCTTTTATCGAGATTGGCCAGCTGCTCGCCGCGCCGGGTGGTCGCCGCCGTGGTCTCGGTCTTCTCGGCATCCTCCAGATACTTGATCACATCCTTGATGATCCGGGGCGCGGCGTCCTTGTTGATGTGTTCGCGGTGCAGCGACGTGCGCATGGTATCCAGAAATCCGGTCTCCGGCTCCGACCCGTCGCTGAACTTGATGCCGGCAAAATCATAGTCCTTGGCCTCGGCCGGCTTGCCGAGCCGGGTGTAGATGCCATTCCAGCCGGCGGCATCGTCCGGTTTTTCAGGCAACTTGAGCAGCCGATCGGGCGGCACGCCGATATGCGCCTGCGCCGCAATGGCGGCCTTGGTCGCCTCGATCGCGACCTTGCCGGGATCGGACAAATCGTAGTTCTTGTTCTGCCAGTGGCCGAGAATCGCTGCATCAACTCCCTGGTGCCATGGTTGTCCACCGCCGCCGTTTTCGTTTTCAGCCATTGTCCTCTCCTTCGACGTTCACCTTGAACAGCGCGAGCAATTGCTGTTCCGTCAGCTTGCAGTTCTGTTGTATATATAAAAATACCTCACGGCGGCCCTCGAGCAGCATCGTGCGGTCGCGATCGCCGGGAACGGCGCATGTCTCGTGTGCCCGGCAGAACCGGGCGAGATCGGCGAGAACTTGCTGGCCGGCCGACGATCCGAAGGTGACCTCGAATTCCTGCTTGCGCTGCCGGAATGTCGATAGTGTCATGCGTCTCACTGAACACCTGCCTGCACCTGCGGCTGGGTCGCCTGCGGGATGCCACCGGATGGTATGCCAGCCTTGGTCTGCGCGGCCTGCGCCTTCATCATCGCGGCCTGCGCCGGCGCAGCCTGGATCTGCTCCTGACGCTGCTGCGATGCCGCGCGCGCCTTGCGCTTCTGGGCAACCATCTGGTCGTCCGCCATCCAGCTTTCCGGCACGGCCTGGATCTCGGCGATCGCGGGCACCGCGGCGTCGAAGTTGAACCGGTCGAGCAGGCTCATGTCTTGCGTGATGTTGACCAGCTCCTTGACGCTTTCCACGGTCCGCATGAAGCCGGCTGCCTCCTGCGCCTTCTGGGCGCGCGCGAGCGGCGAGGTATAGACGATCTGGTATTCGCCTCGCGCCTCGCGCAGTCGCGGCGGCATGGGCGGCAGGGCACGCAGCGCGTTGAGCACGTCGAGCTCGCGATCAATCATCGGCCCCAGGTATTCGCTCTGCTGGCGGCCCATGGTCGGTGCCAGCAGGATACCCTTCTCGTTGGTGCGCTCGATCACCTCGGTCGCCGTCATCTGCGGCGTCTCGGTGAGGATCTGGAACAACGTCACCAGGAATGCATCATTGATGAGGCTACGCTCCTCCTGCATCATCTCCTTGTTGATCTGGATATTTCCGGTCGGCAGCGTCTTGACCAGTTCCTTGCCATCCTGCGTCACGCCGCCCTTGTTCTGCGCGCCGGGCACCATGTTCATGTTCATCAGGCCGTCATCGGCGATCAGCAGTATCGGGTCGGCGGCACGGTGGCCCTGCTTGAGAAACACGGATTTCTGCGCGTTGAGCGTCTTGAGCGCAGGCAGCACCATTTGCGCCGGGCCGCGGCCGTAGACCTCGTTCGGTGTCTGGTCGTAGCGCGAGATCGCATAGGGAAACGTCCGGTAGCCGCCCTCTGCCGCCATCAAACACTGGCCCTCGACCGAGACGTAATGCGAAGAGAACGGCAGCGCGCGCGTATCGAGCCGGCCCGGATCGTAATCGTCGCGCGGCTTGATGCAGTGCAGGAAGCTGTATGGCCATTGCGAATTGTTGGCGATCGCAGACAGGAGGTTCTGCGGCAGGCGGTCCTTGCCCCACTTCTGCGCGGCCTGCACGGCAGTGAGACGGAACCAGCGGATTACGCGGTCGACGATGCCCTGATGGCTCTCGCCGAAGAACGTCTCGCCGAGCGGCACGCCCTTGTAGCGCAGGCCGCGCGCCCCGCCATGTTGGCGTCCGTCGAACGCATCGATGAACATCGTCGCATTGCCGAACGCGCCGAGCGACTGGAAATTGCTGTAGTTCTGCGACGAGAAGTTCGCGATCGGCGCATAGCGATACTTGAACAGGATCTTGGTCACCTGCTCGAACCAGAGCCGCGTACCCCGGTCCTTCATGACATAGTCGTTGTTCGCCGTCAGCGCATGCCATATCTGGTTGCGCGGCGTGAGCAGCGAGTCACAGATAGCGGCAAACCGATTGAGCGCAAGCGCGCCAGTCGAATCGATCTGCCGATCGGTCTTCTTCATCCCCGGCCAGTTGAAGTTCTGATAATAGAACGTGTTGCGGCTGGTCGGCAGGATGAGTTGGGCCGTCTCCTCCCATTGCGGCGCGAAATTATTGCGCCATGTCGTGAGCTGGGAGAACTCGTGCAGAATCGCTGCCACGATTTCGCGTTCGCGATCGGAAATCTCTCGTGGCGCCGCCGTCAGCAGGTCAGTGTACGAGTCGGCGGGCATCTGGATCGGCCGGGTTCATACTCGGGTCGATGCGGTAGTCGCATACGACCCAGTTCTTGACTGCGATGAACAGTTGCGCGCGATCGGCATCGTCGAGCCTGAGACGATCCGCGAGACGGCGGAATGCGCCTTCCATGGCGCGCGTACTGCGGAAAATGCCGACGTTCTTGAGCACCTGACCATCTCTCGTCACCATGTCGGCGGCGACGTCGCCCGATTTCAGGATGCGGCCGGCAGAGCAGAAGAACGGCGCCGTGATCGATCGAAACCCGGGAAAGACGACACGCAGCAGCGTCGGCATGGCCTCGTCGAAGCTATGGGCGAGCACGGACAGAACCACCGCCGCCATCATCTCCTGGCTGCCGAGCAGAAGTTTCGCCTGCCACGTCTCGCGGAGCTCCTGGGCGTGGCGGCATGTGTCTATGATAAGCTCCATCAGGCAGCCTTCTTGTTGCCGACAGCTCTAACCGCGGCCGAGAACGCTTCCATGATATTTGCGACTGAATCCGGCGTGAGCGCATAATCACGTGTGACAACAAACGGGCATTCAAACGAACCATCGGCGTGGTCGACCTCGAACAGATAGACATCCGAAAACGGAATGGTGCTGCCGTCGGTGCGCTTCATCCAATCCGCGTCAGGATAACGCGGGTCATCGTGATCCATCTTGCGCACGCGAAAGTCCGTGATCAGCATAATACATACTTTCCTATGAAAGTCGGGCCACGCTTCCCGACTCATTCCGGGCCTGCGCTTGATTCCTCCGATTGCTACATGAACCGATCACCTCGGCCCGCCCCTTCCGATCGGAGGCGTATTTGCGCTGCGGAGGCCCTGCCGAGCAGCGGAAAACGGGGCGGCTGATATTCACTGGAACGGTCTGCACGTCTCACCCGTAGACGGCCGAGACCGGCGCGGCACCCGCCGTGATGCCGAGGCCAGAGCGCACCGGATTGACGGCCGATTTCATCTGCTCCTGCAACAGCCGGCGCTTGCGCGCCTCTTCGGTTTCGTCTTCGACCTGCTGGTGGAGATTGTCGCCGAGCCCGTAGCCATAGGCGCCGGAAATCGGACCGTTCTTGGCGCTGGTTGCAGGCATCAATCCTCCTCCACATGCTCCTCTTTCGGATGCTCGTGCGAGACGCCGAGCGGCTCAAGAGCCTGTTCGATGTGCTTGCGATGCTCGTCATCCGAGATAGCATGCGTGGCACGGGCGAGGACGATCAGCAGGTGCTGGTGTTCCGGTCCCATATCTGCTCCATGGAAACAGGCCGGCCGGCCCCATACCGGCCGGCCGGCAAGTCTGAGAGAGGCTGTGCAGGATCAGGTTCGCGCGCGTACTGTCATGCGGCAACGCACCCCGGTGCGGCTTCAGGCGAAGACGTCGAAATCGACGCCGTCGGCGACCGGCTTGGTGGGAGAGCGTTTCGAAAAACTGGGTCCGAGACCGACAGCGCGCGCGTAACGCTTCATCATCAGCCCAACCCGGCCGGCCGATAGGATATCGTCCTTGAGCTTGACGATCTTGCCATCCTTGCGGTGGTAGAAACGACGCTCCTCAAGCAGGTCGGAGAGATGCGCGGAAACCTTGAGCCGCCCGGTCTTCTCGCGCTCGTCCCATTCCATGATGCCGGCCTCGGTCGAGATCCCGCCCTCCGGCCAAGTCGCATGCTCGTGCAATACCTTGAGACCTTGCGCCCGGTAGAGCTTGGACACCGGTTCGCCGCTGCCATGCTCACGATCGTCCGCATCCTTCGGATAGGCGACTGGCACCTCGGCACCGATCATCTTCATCGCTGCAGCATGTACGATCGGCAGGGCATCCGTCATCCGGATCGTGTGATGGACGTGGATGACGTCGTTGTCCTTGTCCCACAGCAGAAGCACTGCCGCAAACGGGTGGCCGATACCAATGTCGATGCCCCAGATTTTTACCCAATAGGCCGGAATATGATCGATGGGAGCCTCAATAATTCCGGCCTCCGGTGTCATGAAGATGCGGCCTGAGCCGAGCATCGGCACGCCGCGAGCCCGTGCCTCCCGCTCGTGTGGCAGATAGCCGGCAATCATCCGGGCCTTGGCCGCCGGCGAGATATGCGGCGCCTCGTCGATCGTGATCGTCGTCACAGCCCGGTCCGGCGACGGCTCATCCAGGAATCGGATAACCACCTGCGAGCGCCCCTCGAGCGGCGTGAAGGTCATCCATAGGATGCCATCGCGCTCGCCGATGCGGGTCAATCCCTCGCCGTAGATATCAAGCGGCGGTTCCTCGTCGAACCAGATCCAGTCCAGCCCCTCACCTTGGAACTTCTGCCGTCCCTGCTCATTCGACTTGAACTGCGCGACCGAGACGCCACCAGATTTGTGCCGGACTTGGATCGTGTCAAACGCATCTGTCACGCCGCGCGCAAGCGACTTGTCGACAAACGCTTTCTTCGGAAGCATTCCGGTCCCAAACGCACTCTCAACCCCGTACTGCCCGCACAACTTGGTCTGACACACATTGCGCACGTCGAGCGCCGTCACTCCCGAGATCCAGCCTTTCGTCGGCCCATCGAACCGGCGTCCAGGCCAATCCGGAGGGTATTCGCCCGTCAGATGACAGGCCGCCTCAAACGCTCCAGTCTCCGACTTGCCCAGCCGATTGCCGGCCATCAACAGCCGCTCACGTTTCGTCTTGCCAAGCGCAAGATGCCGTTTTTGCTTGTCGTATGGTACAAACGACCGCAGGCGACCCTCGTAGGTCGCCTCTTCGGCAAGCGCCTCGAGCTCCCGCGCAAGCGCGAGACGATCAATTGCCTGATCCGTCATCGACAGTCTCGAAATCAACCTCAACCACTGGCGGCAAAGCTGGCAGACGACCCAACTTCTCAAGTCGGGTCAATGCATTGGCAATCCGCCGCTCAATCCCCTCCGGACTCCGATCCCCATGATCAACCGTCACCTTGTGCTCGGTCTTCTCATGCATTCCGACCCGGTTCGCGATCAACTCAAGTGCCCTCAAATGCTTGGGATGCCTAGGGTTTTTCGCAATCCGCAGCATTCCGCTGGCCGCCAGCATCGGCCCCAGCGTGCCAAGCGAACTCGTCGCATACTCCCTAACCGCCTCCTCAACCCGCGGATCATGGATCAGATGGTGCCCCCTAACCTTCGCCCCCTCCTTCGTATCGGAGTATCCCGCTGCCCGCGCCCAACTCGCTGCATTTCCAAATGGATCAGACGCCATCGCCAAAACAAAACGGCGCTGCTTCTCCGTCAATGCCCGCATCGCGGGCCCAAGGGTATCCAGGTCAGTCATGGACATAATAACCGGTTAGCGGATTTATCCGCACGCCAGCAACGCACCTCTGTCCAGAAAAGCCCAGCAAATTCAAAAATCGGCGCGAAAAAGAGAGAGAAGGTCGAGATTACGGCGCAGCGACGCTCCGGGGGGTACCCACCCCCACCCCGGTCTTTTTCGTAGCATTTTCAATGATCCTCGCCAGCAATCAACCCGCGTCTCCGCGCCGAACTCAAGGCCATACCTATCCGGTATGGTCCACATCTCACACCAATATGAGCAATATCAATGTGTTGCTGGAGATTGTTCACACATGACCTATGTGTAAGCGTTCCGCTATACGGAACGATGTTCCATAATATCGTTATCGCATGTCTCGCGGGGAAGAGATCATTTTGCCCCACAATTCCTCGTATTCCTGTTTTGACATGATGCGCCATCGATAGACTCGGCCATGCGGGAATGGATTGAGGATGACGAACGGGGACGCGGGATGGTTTGTATCCCAGATTTCTTCGATGATGATTTTCCCGTCGTCTCTGATGCTGGCAGTTTGGCTGATCATAGCTTCCTCAGATCGGTGCATTTTCACTATCTCTTCCTCTTCTGTACTGAGCCGCGCGTAGGCTTATAAGCGGCGCTTTGATTTCATTCAGGTTTTGCTTTGTGCGATTTGATGACGTTGGCACATCATTGGGGTGCGTTGCTGATTGATGACGTGCGCGCATCATTGGGCCATGTCGAGGGCTGCACATCCGTTGCGCGATCGGGCTGTGTTCCTGATGCGACGCGGGCTTGCGACGCCTGGCGAGATTGCGCGGGCATGCCAGATCGACCCACCGCTCGTGCGGCTGTGGCGCCAGCGGGCGGGGATTTGGACCGAAGCGACACGTTTGGCGCATGTGCACAGGCTGATGATGCGAGGACACAATGGGAACTCAGGCGATCGACCTTCGGCGCCATTGCGGACCGATCGTGAGGCTGTCGGTCCGCTGTGAAAGTTGCGGCCATCAGGCAATTGTCGCTGTGCCAATGCGCGGTTCTCGCTATCCGACGCTGTTTTGCGGGGAATGCGGGGATTGTGAACCGCTTATTGAACCTGTGCAGCGGCGCGTATAGACCGCCAGCGTGCGCGGGCGGCTTTCCGGGCAATAGCCCGTCGTTTCCAGGCCGGTATCTTTTTCATACGGCCTGCGGCGCTTCGCGATGCTATTTTCTTCATGTGCCGCAATGAGAACTTGAAAATTACCGGCGCATTCTTAGCGCCGTTGAGCATGTAGCTCAGATTTCCGGTTCCAAGACGCTTCGTGTATCGGGCGATTGCGTCTGCATCCTCAGTCATGACCAGCATGACGCCCAGCGCATTGAGGATCGGCCCCATGGAGATCCGACCCAGTCCCTTGGGCGCGGCTGGCGCGAGCACCTTGGCACTGTAGCCTTTTTGGAGGCCTGACACATCGTCGATCGCTTCGCGGGTCGCGCCGAGCTCAAGCGCACGCGCCCGCAATGCGTCGATCAGTTCGTCGTAGCTGCGCACGATCGCGATCTGCCGACCCGGCGCTGTCATGCGGCGATCCTTCCAGATCGGAGGCCACGCCATGACCCAGAAACAGTACCTACATGCGTTGAAAACGCTAGGCCTCTCCACGTCAGGTAAGGCAACTGCGGCCGCGCTGGGGCTTTCCCTGCGCCAATGCCAACGTATCGCCGCAGGACACTCCGACGTTCCGGGCCCGGTCGCGCGGCTGCTCGAGATGTACCGTGTATATGGCATACTGGCGGATGATTGAGGTCCGGCGCCATCATTCGGCGGCCTCATGACGCGCGCAACGCTCTGCTTCGCGCCGGCGCCAATCTAGCAACCACATCTCGTAAGTGAAATTTGCTTCCTCCAGGTCTTTCAGTTCGCCCTCGATGCGCGCCTTCATGGCCTCGATCTCGGCATGGGTGAATTTGCGCGTCATGGCGTGACAGCTCCGTGCTGCGGAGCAAACCGGTCGGTGTCAGGATCGACGTGGAAATGGCAGATGCCGATCCGGCCAGCACCATGCTCGCGCACCTTGGCGCTGATGACGCGGGTGCTCTTGGCGGCGTTGTCGCGCACCACGATCAGCCCGTTGTCGCACTTGTTATACCAGTTCATCGAGCCTTCGATATCGGCGAGACCCGGCACGCGGCCACCGTTCTCGGTCACCGCCTTGGTGGGATGCGCGACCATGATCACCGCAGCGCCGTGATATCGACAGATCCGCTTGAGGTACATCAATGCCTCTCGGATATAGTCGGTCATGAGTTGCTGTGGCGGCTTGAGGTGCTCAAGCTCGTTCCACGGATCGATCAGCAGCACCTCGATCTGCTCGCGCTCGATCGCCTGCACGGCATGGTCGAGCACGCTGCGCAGGTCGGCCGGCTCGTCGCCGAACGATCCTTCGGCCGCCGACTGGACGAAACTGAGGTATCTTGAAAAGTCGTCCCAGCCTGGACGCTCGCCCCAAATCCGGCGCAGCTTATCGCGCACGCTCTGTTCGTTCTCCGGCACAAACATGAACGACTTGTAGCCGCGCGCTGCAATGTTAGTGATCACGTTGAGCATCAGCGTCGATTTTCCCGAGCCCGCGATGCCGGTGACAACCGTGAACTGGCCGGGGTAGAGTCGCCAGATTTCGTCGAGTTCCCACCATCCGGTCGAGATCGCGACCCCGTCAATCGGCGGCCGTTGGGGCAGATCGGCAAGCGTGTAGCATCCCTTGGGCAGCGGTGGCCGCAGCGTAACGACGTTGTCGGTCATAGGACCCCTTCGATGCCATTCCATTTGAAATCCGATGGTTTTTCCGTCGCATTTTTCTTCATTGCGACATCGCGATTTCGCTTTGCGAGCGCGCCGGAAACGGCAAAAAACCAATCGCGTTGATCGCCGGCCCATTTGGTTAGACCGACCAATTCAGCAGGTACGTCGAGGTGAGAAAAAGCGGCTTTCCAACGGGTTAGATCGCGTTCGTTGAGTTTGATTACCCCGCTTTCGAATGCGTATATCGTCGCGCCTTTTGGCGCATCTTCTTCTTTCTTTCTTTCTGCTTCTGTCTCTGAATCTGTCTCTGGGGCCCGTGACATGTCCGTGATGTCACGCGTGACATCGACCGTGACGTCACGCTCCTTGTCACGCTCACGCTTACGCCTCTGTCGTGCGTTACTGGTCGGATCTTTATCACTCGTAAACTGCCGTGACGACCAGTTGTGTGGAACCAGTCCCGCGTCGGTCTCGTCGATCAGCCCGGCCTCGATCAGCGCCCTGATCCAAGCAGCAGCCTTATCGATCGATGTCCGGAGTTTGAAAGCGATGGCGTCGATTGACGGCAGAACACCTCCATTCGCTGAAGCGACGCACATCAGATTGAACCAGGCGCGATGCAGCTTATCGGACAGGCCACCCAATTTTGGGTCGTCGACCGCCTCGTCATATGCGCGCCACCACCGCCCGGTCATTTCAACTCCTCGACAATTTTTTGGGCGACTTGTCCGATCGGTTGCCATCCCTCTCCGTGCTCGTGCCTGTCATCGGCGACGAGCTGTTCGATCAGCGACCGCACCAGCGCCGCGCGGCTCGAGTGACCCCCCTCAGCGCGCATCCGATCGAGATATTCGACGGTGGCCGGCCTGAGCCTTAATGGTATTAGGGTCATGCGCTTGGTCATGCGATCGACCTCAGGATCAACCGGCAGCCTGTCGGTGCGGCGCCCGGATCAACCCAGCGTGCGGTGATCTCCTCGGCCAGGCTGTCATTGCGGATCAGCTCGACGCGCTGCGCCCAGTCGAGCACCGCCTTTATGCGATTATCGACGTCGCCTGCGCGGTGCCTGCGGCTCAATAGGATGGCCGCCGAGAAGGGTCCCGGCATCCGGGCCTTGGAGCGCCACCCTCGATCAGCGAGCGCGCAGGCGTCCGCCTGTGCCTTCCAGGCGCGATATTCCGCGCTGAGGTGGATCATCTTGCGACGGTTGTTGGACTCGTGGCGCCATATCCGGTTCGTTGACGGCGGAAAGGGCAGGTCCACCATGCACTCGATAGGCGGAGCAAATGGTCTATCAATAGTCGTGATATCTGCGCTGGCGCGCATGCGTTGTTTCCCGTGCAATTGGCAGCACACACGCGACGCAAATCAGGCAGCGGCCTTCTGCCCCCACAATGAGGGCGGCGCCGTATAGCCGAGCCGTTTGAGCTCGGCGGCAAACGCCAGGTAGGTGTCGGCCGGGAACTTGCGGCGCCAGGCCCATGTTCCGGGCGCGGTCCGGGCCTTGGCGCCAGCGATTTTGCGCGCCCGATCCTCGCCGACGATCGCCAGGACCTCGCGCACGGTGGTAAGTGTTTTTCGCTTCGGCATGGTTGCTTTTTGCCACGCGTCGTGACTTGATGCAAGGCGTCACAGTATGTGAGTGGTGGAAATGTTTGCGTATGTAGACACTGCGGCCGCCATGCCGCGCGGATTTTCCAACCCAGCGACCGCTGAGAAGATCAGCAAGCGTCTGGTATTATTGAGGAAAGTCCTAGGACATACCCAGGAATCCCTGGCTGATCGGCTCGAGATCGGCCGGTCACAGCTTGCGAACTATGAGGCGTCTGATCCCGAGCGCGTCATCACCGTTTCGGTGGCGCTAAGTCTTTGTCAGATCAGCGGAGCCTCGCTCGACTGGATTTACACCGGGAACGAATTTTATCTTTCCTCGGAGCTCAAGGAAAATTTGCGGGTCCAAGAAAAGCTGTTGATAGAAAAAGCCAAGCAGAGGCAGCGTCGTCGTCCCCGAGACGCTGCCCGCCGCTAGCTGGCCTTGGGCAAGCGACTGGTTCCGTTCATCCATTCATGAAGGCTGCGGGCGGTGCTGAGCACCGCGTCTGCGTCGGATTTGTTTTCAGGCAATTGTAGAGCAATTTGAAACGCTTGCTTTCGGATAGCCGACGTCTTCTTGGGCTTGCGTTTGCGCATCTTTTTACCCTCACTAGGACCATCCACCCAGAATAGCTTACGCCGGTTAACCAATACCGAGCCACATTTGCGTGATCACAAACGCGTGATTATCACAAATTGTGACTACCTCCCTTGACAATGTCACGCGCCGTGACGTAGTTTTCTCTCCGGACCATCACACCGGAGGGCATCATGAGCTTGCAAGACTGGGCCCCGAAGCTGGCCCGCGGGCGCAAAATTCCTCACGACTTTCACATCATCGATCAGAATGACCCGGTTCCCGCGTTCTTGCTGCGGCAGGATCGCGACACAGCAAGCCTGCGCACAATCGAACGCGCAGTGAGCAGCGATCTGCAGGACGTCATCCACGATCCGATCGTCGAGATCGTAGCCGAGGAGCCATACATGCAGCAGTCCGATGACGATCCGCCGCCCGAGATGGAGCCGCCGATCGAGGCTATCAAGCTCCTGATCCGCAAGCTGTCGTATCGCGAGCTCAAAACGATCGCGGGCGAGATCATCGGCGATAAGCCGCCGACCACTCCGATCGAGATGGCGGACGCGCTCGATGCATGGGCGGCACAGGAGGACACGCCGGAGGAGCCGCGATGATCACCTACGTCATCAACTGGTCGACGCGTCTCGTCATCGGCGAGACCAGCGAGAAGGGTTCGCAAGCCGAGGCCAAGGTCATCGACGCGATCATGCATGGCAAGATCGATCCGGCTCATATCGACGACATCGTGTCATACGACCCTGACGAGGGCTGGTCGCGCTACGTCACCGAGGATATCGCCCGCGCGTGCGCCAAGTGCATCAATGCGATGTTCGACCACGACCACACGCGCCCGCACCCTGCGCTCTACGATTGGGTGACGGCGCAATGCGATGCAGCAATTCCACGGGCCTATGATCCGACATTTGCCGCTGCCTGAAATTCCGTGCGGTGCCCGTTGAACCGGGATGTTCACTCGCACAAGCCGCGCGCCTCTAGAACCGGAATCGGTTGACCGCGCGGTCATGAATACGAGGGACAGCCGGGAGAGACCGGCACAAAGCTAGGGAGGCTGTGCGTGTCTCGCGGGCGTAAGTACGCAAATAAAAATGAGCAATGGAGACTATGGAAGAGAGGGTACTCGCAGTTCTGGTTCAACGGGTTCGAACATCGCGCCGATCCGACTGAACCGCCGCCGCTAGAAGTCCTGCGCGAGCGCGACAGAGCATTCAGTGCACCGCGTACCCTGTCGCAGATTTTCCTTGGCGATCCTCTATGGGGTCGCTCGGCACTCGACAAACTGAGGGCAGCGATATGAAACGCAATCCAACCGGTCCGCACGTCCGCGCCACCGAACTGAGGCCCGATCCGGTCCTCTATCTGGTCCTTGCGCCGCTGTTGTTTGCGCTCTGCGTTGCAATGTTCGCGGTGTTCCATGGCTGAGCTTGGCCAAGGCATCCATTTCGACGTCCCGGCGTCGGTTTATTTCTCCGACCCGGCGCCGCAGCCATCGCTGACGCAGTCGATCGCCAAGATCCTGCTCGAGCAGTCGCCGCTGCACGCATGGCACCAGCACCCCAGGCTCGGCGCAAAGGCCGCGGACGAGGGCGAGGTCGACAAATACGACTCAGCCCAAGCGATCGGTAACGCGGCGCACAAGCTTCTGATCGGCCGCGGTAAGGATGTGGCTGTCGGAGACTTCGACGCTTGGCGCAGCAAAGAGGCCAAGGCGTTCCGCGAGGATGCCGAACGCGCCGGGACCGTCGCCATCCTTCAGCGCCATTTCGTGCGCGCCCGCAACATGGTTGACGTGGCACAAGAGCAGCTCGGCGATATGTTTGGTGAGGGCGGCAGCGGCGAGACCGTCATCATCTGGGAAGATAACGGCATCTGGTTTCGCAGCATGATCGACTGGCTGCGTTCAGACTTGCGCATGGTATGCGACTACAAAACAACCGGCATGTCGTGCGCACCACACGCGATTCCTTCGCTTATGCTCAACGGCGGATGGGACATTCAGGCTGCGATGCACGAGCGCGGGCTTGACGCGCTGGACCCCGATAATGCCGGACGTCGCAAGTTCCGGTTCGTGGCACAGGAGAATACCGAGCCCTACGCACTCACGCTGTGCGAGCTGCCCGAGTCCGTGCTGACCATGGGCCGCAAGAAGCTGGCTCATGCGATCCAGATTTGGGAACGCTGCATCGTGCAGAACCGCTGGCCAGGCTATCCGACCGAGATCGTCTATCCCGAGTATCCCGGTTGGGCGGAAGCGCAATGGCTCAACCGCGAAATCAGCACGGCGGCGCGTGAGCGCATGCCGGTCAACGTCATCGCTGCAGGGTAACCATGAACACCGGATTCCGCCCCGCCTCGCGCGTCGAAGCAAAGCCGCTGATCGGCCTCTATGCCGAAAGCGGATGCGGCAAGACATGGTCGGCGCTGCTTCTGGCGCGCGGCTATGTCGGCGCGGCCGGCAAGATCGGAATGATCGAAACCGAGGGCGGGCGCGGCGAGGCATACGTCGGACGTGAACCTGTTGGCGAATATCTCGTGCGGCCGATCCGGCAAGTGTTCTCACCGCAGGAATATGGCAAAGCGATAAGCGACGCCGAGGACGCCAAGCTTGATGCCTTGATCATCGACAGCGCATCGCATGAGTGGGAAGGCGCTGGCGGCGTGCTCGCGATGGCGGCGGCCAATGACTCTGCCGGAAAGAAGGGCGTCTTGGTTTGGCAGCAGCCGAAGATCGATCACCAGCGCCACTTCATGCTTCGCCTCATGCAAACGCCGATCCCACTCGTGATCGTGTGCATGCGCGCAAAATATCCGATGGAACAGAAGGGTGTGCAGTGGGTGCGCTCGACCAAGCTCGACCCGAAGCAGGCCGACGACATCCTATTCGAAATGTTCGTGCACGGCTGGATCGATGCCGAACACAATTTCAATGCCACTAAATACACGCTGCCCGAACTCAGCAACATCATCGAGACCGGAAAGCCGATCAGCATCCAATCAGGCCGTGCGCTCGCCGAATGGGCCCGCGGCGAGATTTCCCCGCGCCAAACAGAGGCGGACCAAGCGCGGGGCGAGCCGGAGGCCGCCGCTTCACCCCCGAGTCGCAACGCGGCGGCCTCCGAGGCTCAATACAGCAGCTATCAGGTCGCCGACGCCGATAAGATACTTGCCGATGCAGCAACGCATGGCACTGAGGTACTGAAAACTACGTGGGATTTGCTGACAAAAGATTTGCAGAAAATTTTGAAAGGCGCGCTTGATCGTCGGCATAAGCCAGCAGCGCGAGAGGTCGATAAGCAACGCGCACCTGCGGGATGACGGCTGAGGAGGACAAAATGGGAAAGGTTACCGAGAGCATCTACAACGGCAAAGGCGTAATCGTTCCGCTTGCCGACGTGCAGCACATCGATCTGAGCAATGCGCACGGATTGATCGTTATCACTAAGCATACCCGCTGGGATTTCAAACAGGACTTTTGGGCAAACAATATCTGGATTGATGGCTCTGAGGCCGAAGCCTTCAAGGCCGCATGGTGCCGTTATCGATCAGAACTCGAAGGCGAAACACTAGCTGACCTTAGCCCTGCAACTTGAAGCACGGTCCTGAAGGATGACGGCGATGAAGATCACTTGCGTATATTGCGGAAAGGCCACGGACAAATCTCCGGGACACGTCAACCGTGCGCGCAAGACTGGAAAAAGCTTGTATTGCAATCGGCGCTGCTTCGGGCTCGCCAGGCGGAAGCATGTGCCAAAATCGGTCAAGCGCCTAAACAAAGCGATCTACGATGCGGCATACCGCAAGAAGAACCGAACGGTGCTGAAGGCCAAAAAACACGATTACTTCATGCGGACCTATGATCCCGACAAGGCCCGCATAGAGCGCAAGAAGCGTTCGGCGGCACACGCCGAGTACTGCCGTCAGCCAGAGTACAAGCGTTGGAAGGCCGATTACGACCGCAAGCGACGTGATGACATCTCCTATGGACCATTCGCAGAGGCGGCCCGGCTCTGCATCGATCTCAACCGTGCCATCAAAGAGAGGATGACCGATGAACAAATCCGCCAAGCAAACGGCACGTTCAACAAAATCCAGCAACGGCGCCGTGAGGGCAAGACGGAGCGGTCGCGCACTCGCCCGCGCTTCCGAGACCGCCGTCCAAGTCATTCGGCCGCTCACGGCGGGTAGTCTCAAAGACATGCTCTGGGAGACGCTGACCGATCTTCGGCACGAGAACATCCTGCCGAACCGTGCCGACGCCATCGCCGCGCAGTCGCGTGAGATACTGCGCACGATCAAGACGCAGCTTCAGGTCGCCGGGCAGTCCAAGCGGCCGGTGCCACAGGACATCATCGACTTTTCCGAAGGGCGCGCGCCGCGGTCCTGACAGAGATACGCGATGGAGAAAAATATGACGACCAACTCAAAGCGGATCGAACAGCTTCAATTCTATTTCGCTTACCTCGATGAACTTCGAGACAGCGGAGTTACGAATATGTTCGGCGCGGCGTCTTATCTCGCTGATGAGTTTTCGATCAACGACAAGAAAGAGGCGCGCGCCGCGCTCTCGTTATGGATGAAAACTTTCGAAAAGGGCGGCACGGCACGACAGCGGGCGGTTCTTGCCATTGCGCATGAGACCCAAGCAGCATAGCCGTTCGCGCACATGAAGACGTCGCACTCCGCAGTAGGGCGGACCAGAAATAGGGACTAGCAATGAGTTACGACTGCTGGTGCGATTACGATCCGCCGACCTTCTGCACGGTGACAACGCCGCGCGCCCGGAAACGTCATAAGTGCG